GAAAGTTGGGGCCATAGTTACACTTTTGGACTTAATCCACCACTTGAGCCACCAATACTGCTCATGTTACCAAAAGCAGTTGCCATTGTGGAGAACGCACCAATCTGTCCTTGCAGTCTTGCTTGATCTCCTGCCGCTCTATAGTCACTTGCTCTCATCTGACCTGTAGCCAAAGCCATAGAAGCATTAAATGCAGTGTCACTAAAATCATCAGATGCAGGTCGCTGAACAAGAAAAACTCCTCTATCTAAGACAGTTCCAGAAAATCCCAAACCTTGTTTTGGCGAACCAGCTAATATAGATGCTAGACTTGCATTTGTCCTTTTCAAAGCTTCTACACCTTTCTTCTTGGCATTGACTGCTTCAATGCGTGAAGTAAGTACTTCATTTCTCGCTCTCTGCTCATAGGCTTCTTTTGCTTTTTCTCCTGCCGATAACTGAGCCATTGCACTCAATGTTGATGTAGCTAATGCAAGTACTTGAAATGTCATATCTAAGCTCCCGTTGAAAGTTTGTACTCTACTGCAAGGACTGTAGCGAATAGAGGTTTTGTCATAGTAAAAGTAATCTGGGCCTCACTAGAGTAACCAAGAAGAGGAGACATACGTTTTCTCCCGGTGAATGTTGAAATAGCTGTACCTAATGTATGGGGCAACTCTCGAAAGGGTATCTCATTTCCATTGATTGCAAGGTTCTGCGTTCTGTCAAGAATAGGGGATACCTCAAGTATTCTTCTTTTTCTGCTTGTTATCACTCCACTTGATAACCTTGGTTCAACAGGCATTGTCTTTACCTCAACATCATAAGGCAACCCAACCTCAACATAGGTTGTAGGAACTGCGTCTAGAGTAATCTCTCCAGAGGACACTGTTTTATCAGTTAGCACAAAGTCATCTCGAATAACATTTACAACCTTGCCCTCTAAATGCGACAGACTTCCGGCAGTAGTGTTAGTTGGTTTTGCTTGATCCGGGGCAGTCGCTCCAGAGAAGTATTGTATGTTTGCATCGGTAGTTCTGTCATCATCAAAGCACTCAAGATAATGCTTGGTTGCAGAGTTGACTGTTCTTTTGACAACGACATAAATATCTTCAAGATCAACAGAGACATCTTCAAACGTACCATCAGTAATAAACTCAGACGGGGCAACAACATTCTGTGGTTTAAGAATAGAATAGACACACATTGACCCATCCGTTCCGTTACAGATCATAAGTAGATCACCATCGTCTGTAGAGGTTGCCACCCTCAGAGCCATCTTTGTAGGGTTCTTCAACAAATGGGAGGAAAGAAGAGATACATTGTCTGAGTTGTAGTTAAGGTCAGTGTCGCTAAATATAAGCTCTCTGAGGGCTTTACCTGATCTTTGTATGTAAAGAGTGCCAGTTTCCGCTGACACAGGTTTGATACCCTCTTTTGACCCTCTACGGGTGGCAATCTTGATAACTATGTTTGATGGTGTTATTGGATCGAGTGTTGACTGTGGTATGAAGAACTCAGCCGATGACGTAAAGATCTGCAAGTCTCGACCAGAGCGGATAGCATTGATAGCATTCAGACTGTCACTTGATATGGTAACAAACAACGCATCATCATCCAAAGCTTCATCTGTTTTAAAATTAAAGAAGTCAGCAACCTTAGAGCCAAACACTGTGTTAGGCATAGACTTTGACCCACCAAAAAAGAGCCGTCCTTCGTGGAAAGTACAAGTCCGGGGAAAACCTCTTGTGCTAGAAAACACTGCTTCATATCCCGTTTCAAGCTCCCATGAGCCAGATGCTATAGCTACTGATGCTTCAAAGAAAGGAACTTCAACTACTGTCTTTACAACTGTAGAGCTTTCAAACTCAATAATCCTAGCACGACCAAAACCATTGAGGACATTGATATACTGGTTTACATTGCCAGAAGAAAATATCCCGGATGATGCTGTAATCTTAACTGTTCCATCAACTGCGTCTGGCGTAATCGTTGCACTTGGATTTGATGTTGAGATAGTGAATGCATGAAAAGGAGAGGTGAGGGATATAGTGCTTTCAGTCCATGTTGAGTTTGACCCACCCCTTACAATCTTTCGAGGGGCAAGATCTTCTTGAACAAGTATTAGTGTATCAGCCGATTGAGTGAAGAACAGCTTGGAAAGATCAATATCACCTAGATTTATAGCAAGATAATCATTACCAGAACTATTGATGTTGCTTATTAGGACCTTGTTAGCATAGACAAACATTCTAGTTTCAGACGCTGACTGCTTTACAAAGACTAACATAAAGCTTTGATCATTACTAAATTCAAAAGGAATGAGCCTTATACCATTCTGGGCATTGAAAGAGCCACCTAAATGACTGCTCAGATCTTGTAAGAACGCAAGCCCCGGTCTTCGTTCAAAGCCACCTTGCGGCATCACCGTTATATTTTTTGCTCTATCTAATGCAGAAGGATATTGATTGAGATCAACTCTGCCTTTGACAAGAGGATCAAGCTCCCCAACTGTGAAGTTTGATTGGTAAACTGTAACCCGGCTCATCGGACATCCACTAGTACATAATCAGCTAGAACTTGAGAAGATTGCCCAGATCCATCAATAGCAGTAGCTTGACGGAAGTAGCCACCCCTTAGACTTTCAAGAGGAGTTCCGAGGGCTACATTCTTCCAATATTCTGATTTGGTAGTCTGGTCTGTTACAGGTTCAGCAAGATGCCATGCCATCTGATATATGAGAAGTTGTACAAAATAAGCAGGCATTGACTGCTCATCAACATCCCTTTGATAATCTATAAAGATCGTTTGCTCTTGTGATAATAGTTCAGCACCTTGTATCTCATAGTCAGTAAGATTTGGAGCGTTTGTATTATTAGAGACAAATACTTTTCGAGGTACTCCATTCACCATATCTGAAGGTAAGGCATAGGCATACTGCCAATAAGATAGGGGAGTAGATGCTGACTGTGCTAACTGTGTTTTTGTAAGTGAAAAGCTCCAAGGGTACATCCCAAGGGTTTGTGCTTTAACTTTTGGATAAAGAACCCCAGCTATTGAAGCCGGGGCAGTTCCATCGGAAAAGGAGGATATGCTCGTTGATCCGAGCAGTAATAGGGCTTGAGAACAAATAGAAACGTCTGTGTCTGTGCTTGCCATTCAAACCCCTTTTGGTTTGGAGGGCAGTCGGAACTACCCCCCAAGAATATTAGTCACTGTCTGATACAGCTCCGATTGTTGTTCCATCGGATACATCTACAACGCCGGAAGCGTTTGAGACTACTATATGCATTGTGACTGTTCGTGTACCACCAGTTGAGCCATGCACAACAATCATGTCACCTACGTTTAGAATGTCTGAGATATCATTGAAATATCCTGATGCATCCACCGCAGTATGAGCTTCTGTTGTGGTATAGACGTACATAGCTGGAGTAACCCCGGCTCTGGCCTGTCCTCCGATGGTATTGAAATCATTTCGTACAAATGCCATCTTAGCTCTCCCTACAAGTTACATCTACTATGCCGTCAGTATCTACCGCTATCGCTCCTGCCGAATACATGGCAGTCACAAGAAACGATGTTCTTTCTGCAACATAGTTGATTTCTGTTTTAGCAGGCATACCAACACCTAGACCAATGGCTGACTTGTGGAACGCTACACACGTTCTGTCATTTGATCCATCGATTGGAATACCGCCCTCATCTCTGTCACCAAACATAATTATATTGAACCCGGCGAAAGTTTGAACCTCACCTCTCTGGAGAGCCTGTAGCTGAATAAAATCAGAACTTACTGCTCTCTCATCACCAAGTAAGGATGCCATTGAGTTAGCATGAACTAACAAACATCTTTCGGTAGCAGGTACGTTTTTTGCGTTTAGTGCTTTTCCTGCGGCAATAATCTTTCCAACATTGAGGTCAGAAGCACTTGCTGATCCGCTAGTTACCACAGTATTTGCAACGGTTGACCCGGCTGATGCGTTTATTAGGGCATCAATCACCACTTGATCTTCTCGTCTGGCTATGGCTTTACCTAGCATTTCGGCTAGTTCTGCTCTCTCATCAAAGTTTATTTTCGCTTGGTTAAAGATATCACTGTACTCTGATGCAGAATAATCCACCATCGTTGCTGTTACGCTTGAGAACTGGGCCCCAACAGGAACAACTTGTGTTCCAGGATTACGAACAGAAGCTTGACCTTTAGCAAGTTTTGGAAACTTTACAGTTGAACCCTCAACATTTGTTCGGGTTCTGACAGTTCCAGCCAACTTAGCTTCAGATTGATAAGCTTGATGGACTTCGCTTTCAAAGATAGTGACGAATGCGTTTGAAATTGCGTTGTTCGACATCTATCGCTCCATAAAAAAATTAACATTAGTTTTTCTTGGTTATGGACTAAATCCGCCAATCAAAGTGATTGAACGGCTACAGATGTAGTTATCGCTCAATCCACCGATACCATATCTTGAAAATTTAGTAAAGTTAAAAGTAACGTCTAGATTATGCAATATTGTCGTAGAACTCTTTTTCCTTTTGTTTTCGCCACACAGGATCAGACTTCCAACGAGGGTCAGCGACATACTGAGCTAACTCTTCTTTTGTCTTTCTTTCCCCGGTGAAGGACGGAATGGGAAGCTCTTTCGGACTAGATAGGTTTCTTATCTTTCGCAGCAGTCGTGTTCCATCAGCCGTACCGCCCATCTGGTCTAGTACATCAAATTCGTTTTGAGTGATGACCCCTTTGTTTAGAAGACTGTTTGCCCAATCATAGTTTGATCGAACAAGCTCAACGGCATTATTTCCTAGCAGACGCTTCTGCTCTTCAATAAACTCCTGCTCACCGCGTTCCTCTTCTTCAACCGCACCAACAAACTGCATAGCAAGTGTCTGGAAGTGTTCTTGTGACATCCCATAGGTAGTGGCTATCTCCTTGTAGTTGTTAAGAAGCTCATCATCTTCTGGAACATTCTCTCCTAGAAAAGAAACATCATAACTCTCTGGGGCTTTGTGTTCGCCCTTTGAAAATCTTTTTTCTAAATCTGCATAGCTTTTTGCTAGTTTCTCGATGTTCGTTCCGTTCTCCGTATCCCAGAACTTCTCTGGTAGCCACTCCGGTTTGACGAACTCAACCTCGTCTGGATCAACACCCTCCGGCTCAACATCGGTCTGGAGGTGCGAGTTTTCTTCTTCTGTCGGGGCATTGAGATCCTCTCCTGCTAGTTTTTGCATACTGCTTTCAGCTTGGGGCTGTTGCTCTTCTTGCTGTTCCTCTTGCTGTTCTTCAGACATTTTTAGCTCTCCTTATACGATTGTTTATCTGTCTAACTAATGAATTTTGTCCTTCTCTATAATATCCTTGGCTTGCTTCTGTTCCCGGAAACCAACATGGCTGATCAATAGTTGTGCTTTCTAAATGCTTCAAAACCTTCAAACCATCTGGGGTATTGAATACGGTTGCATATAGCATATCCATTTGGGATGCTTGCGGATCTTCTTGGATTGCTCCCCAAAGGTCATCATCAAGCTGGTTGTTCTGGTTCTCCGCCACCTTGCATCATTCCTTGTTGGTTTTGCATCTGCATTGCTTGTTCCATCAGCATTTGCTGTATCTGTTGCTTTTCTTCTGGTGTCATTCTGACTTCGGCAGGTATAGCAAGCTGGTCGGCTATATAGTCAAGAAGGACTTCCTGCTTAACTGCCAACTGCCCGGCAGGTCCCATGCTCTGTGCTATCTGCATATATTGCATTATTTCACTGACT